CACTTAAACACATTTCTTTCAGTTAAAACTATTTAGATGAATCAACTGCGAAGCAGTTTAAATATTATCTAGATTGTTTAGTCACACTTGGCCCTGGCGGGCCAAAGTTTTGAACATTATCTGAGTTGCATAGTTCACTTAGCGTTGTGGCGATTGCAGAGGCGGTCATCCTGTACCTCGAGCCACGTCTTATCATGACGGCGGTTTGTGTAGTATACGCTAACATACACACAAACGTAGGGTATTTCTCCCTTCATTTAGCCTTTTTAAATTTTTCAAACAGCAAAACCAGTTGTACGAAGGCGTATCTGATCATCGTCCTGTTAAGGATAGTTGCTGAGTACTCTTGGCGGCTAGAGATTTCCGTCCCTCTTATTATCGAGTTGTCATAGGCGTCTGATTTTGGCTGACGCTTGCTTATTACCGCTTGTACTGCCTTAAGATTTTAATATGTGGGAACCGTGGACGCGAACTTGAATGTGCCCGTTGTAGTAATCGTCGCTTTCGAGAACTCGTCTTGCGAATTGTTCTCTTGCTTCAATGTATGAGCACTCAGCCTTTGATTTGCAGTAATATAAGATTTCTCTTGAAAAGTTTTCTTGGCCTAATGTGTCTATGTCTTTTTGTAAGTTAGGGCTTGAACCATAATAGTCTTGCCAGTCACTGTCAATTTTACTTTTAATACGCTTTTTCTTCTTAGTGCCATTCTTTAATTTTACCATTTTATAGGTACTCTTTGAGAACTTGGCTAACTTTTTGCCTATATACTTGCGTCCAGATGTGATGTTAGTTATGAGATAGACAAATCCAACACAATCTTCAGGTAATGATTCCACTGGTGTATTTTGATATGTCCATTGCATCAACTATGTATCGATGTCTGGTGCGGTGCCTGTTTGGTTTTGAATTTTCTTTTGTTTTTTGATTTCATCTAGTTCCATGCGCCACTCTCTAACGTGTTTGCGCCGTAAACTACATATACGCCTAATTTCGCTGAGCCAAAATCGTACTTCAATAGCGGCTCTGCGTGTGCCTTTGTTAATCCATTTTTGGTTTGCTTTAAAATAATTGCTAAACGCAGTCATTAATTCTGCGTGTAGCTCTTCATCTTGCATCATTCTACAATCTCAATATCGTTAGCATAGCTGGTAAAGCCATTTTCCTTGATGACCTTTAGCACATTATTAACACGACCAATAAGTTCGTCTTTGTGTGAAATCAAGTAGATGTTTTTGTTGCGTTCACGAGCCATTTTCTTTAATACTGCCAGTGCGCCTTCAACACCGCTGGCATCCAAGCCGTTGTCAATAAGTTCATCAACAAACAACAAGTTAATGCTTTGATATAAACTTTCCCATACATCACGGAATGCCCAAGACAAGCCAAGAATCAAACGATTGCGTTCTCCACGTGACAAGTTGTCAAAGTCCAAGTCCTGTCCCAACTGTGTAATTTCCACAGTAAGGTCGTTTTGGAACACAACTGTGTGCGGCAATCCCATACGGTCAAGATAGTAAGTAAGTCTATTGTTAAGATATGCCAAGTTCTGGTCAATGATCTTTTTACGTATAAACGAATCTTTACTAGTCAGTAATTTTAACAGAAATTCTTGATGGTCTTTAATACTATTCAGTTCATTGACTTGATCCCATGAAATTTCCTGTATAGCAGTATGCTTTAATTCGTCAATTTGTTCTTGATAAGGATCTGTTTCTTCAGCACGTCTAACCAACTGATTCTCTAAGGTGGTCAAATTGTTTTGATGCTTAAGGGCCTGTTCCACAGTGTCGTAATAGGTGTTAGGTCTGCCGTTGATATCGCCAATGGCAGTTAGTTCAGCAACTACCTTGGCCAAGTCTACAACCACTTTGTTATGATACTTGTTGGCTTCAGCCATGTTGGTATTGGCTTGAGCACTCATTTCTTCATGCTTGTGGTCATGAAGTGCTTGTTCACAAGCGTGACAGGTTTTGTTATCTAAGGCTGCAAGCTCGCTAGCGTACTTTTTTACGCTACGCTCCGCTTGCGCTGTCGCGCTTTCTAGCGTCGCCCGTTCCTTGTTTAGACTCTTGATCTTAGATGCCTGTTCATCATACACTTTTAACTTGGCATGCTGTTCTAGCTCATTTTCAATATTAACACTTTGCAATTCATCGATAGCAACTGTAATTTTATCTAAATCAGCTCGTTGTTGATTGTACCAAGCAGTTTGTCTGGTCAATAAACTGTCAATGCTTTGTTGAATTTTTTCGTTAGATTTCTTAGCGGCTTCGATGTCTGCACTTTTTTGTGTAATTTCGTCTTTTGTAATACGGATAAGTTCTTTAAGTGCTTCTGATTTTTCGCTTAATAATGTAATACCCAGTAATTGTTCAATGATAACCCGTTGATCATTTGCCCGCATACTTAAAAACGGCTCAGTGTACGTATTAAGTGCAAGAATATGTTTGAACATATCGTGGCTCATTCCCAGCAAGTCATCTAAGTCCTTCTGAGTTTCACGCATGTCACCTTGTGCATCATCACTTTCTTCTGTGTCTTGCTCTACATCATTAACATAAACTTTGAGAATGTTTGGGCGTCGACCTCGTTCAATTCTATAATTAACTCCGTCCTTGTCAAAGCTCAGAGTAACCAACATGCCTTTGCCATTAATCTTATTGATTAAATTATCTTTTTTAATGTTTGTTAATGCAACACCATAAAGTGCATAACTTAATGCATTGACAATTGTAGTTTTACCAGTACCGTTTCGACTACCGTTATCGTCACCACCTTGATCTAGGTTTTCCCCTAGCACCAATGTTAAATGTTCCTTGCCAAAATCAACTGCTTGAGTCTGGTTGCCCACACTCATAAAGTTTTTTACGGACAAATCTTTAATTTTTATCATAGGCTATTATAAATTTCCAGTAGCGTCTTTGCGCTAAATTTGTCACTTTCAATGCTTACAAGCTGATTACTTACAATTTGATCTACACTTTCAAATGACTGTACATCAATATTGGTATTAATTTCTACTTCTTTTTTCTCGGCAATTAATGTTAATTCTCTAATGTCATAATCGCCTAAGAATTTTTCTTTAATAAAACTTGCTTCTTCGTAACTAATGTCAATGTCTAGTGTAACACGAAGATGTTGCTTGGGCAAGATTAATGTTTCCGCTTCGTCAATAAGTTGACTTAATTTTACAGTACGGAATGTAGGTTGTCCTGGCCAAGTGTAGTATTCTGGAGTACCACCCCACTCTAATATCATCATGCCGCGTTCATCATCCCATGCATCTGCATAATTGTGCGGAAACGCATTGCCAATATAGATCATATTGCCTTTTTGCTGGCGTTTATGAAAATGCCCACTAAATCCTAACTCATAATTTTTAAAATTATCTAATTGAATCTCACCGTGATCTGGCATTTGTACCATAGCGTTCATAAAGAAGCTGGGCAACTCAAAGTGTCCAAAGATATACTTGCCGCCTTTCTTGCCTATGGTTTTCCATTCGTCCCCAACGAGCCAAGGACATAAAGTAACGTCACCAATAGTAGTGGGCTCGTGTACCACAGTGACGCCAGGAATATACTTTCCGAATTCGACACTGTGGATGTCCCGCTTATCTTTGTAATAAAGATCATGATTACCAGGAAAGAAATAAAAGTTATCGAAAGCCTGTCCCAGTTTCTCAAGGGCTCTAAGGCTATAGTCCATAGTAGTAATATTAAGACTGTTACGATTGTGATGCCAATCGCCCATAAAAATTCCAGTGTCACAGCCTTCCTCCTTGGCTTTTGCAATATACCAATCTACAAAATCTTCGCAGTCCTGATTATGTGTTGAACTGTTAGATTTTAAACCAAAGTGTATGTCTGTAAAACAGGCAACTTTCTTAAAAAGATTACTCATTAGGTGTACTCTCGTCAAAACGTTTCATAGCGGCGGCATGTTCTCCTGCTCCAGTTCTACTGTAACTAGGATTCATACCATTCATTTCCAGCATGTCGTCTCTAATGTTTTGATTACGTTTTTCAATATTAATAATACGAACAAAACTGTTAGTTACAGCCGCTGTAAAGTATGCAAATGGATTATTACTTTTTGCTTCATTGAATTGCAAGCCAATTTGAGTTAATTGCAAAATAGCCTGCGCTCGCATTTCATCATTGTAAGTATAACCACGAACGTTGCCTCTAGTAGCATATCTTTCGCATAGTTTGATATACATTCTAGCCAGCTTATCTGTAATTTGTCCGTGGTCTTTATTAAATTTACCTTTAGCAATAGTGCCCTGCCAGTGGCTTTTGCCCACGCACACTAGTTCATCATTTTCATCAAATTTCCAATGTTGGAACGGGGGAAAATTAACTTTATCCCTGTGATCTGCTAGGCTTTTTGGGTTCTTTTTACGTGTATTGTTAAGCGGAATATGGTCAAAAGTCATAATTCTAAACACTAGATCTGTCTTTTGAATCTTCTTATAGTCTACTTCGCAGTCTGCTTGCTTGACTTTTTCGCCTTCCTTTTTACGCCTTGCGTATTCAGCATCTCCAATGCGTTTAGCTTGATTTCGTTTGGCTTCGGCTATTGTTCTTATATTAATTTTATCCAAAGATGGCAAAATTAAATCATATTGGTGATGTTCAGG